GTTCAAGTATGGAGTCAGCGGCGTGAGGGAAGAATCCCGCGCGAAGCTGGTGACTGCAATCAAGCAGTCCACTCCATGTGTCGATGGACGTGACATTCTGGTAGTAGATTTTTACAAATCTACAGTCCGAGTCGCCAAACCACCATGATCCACAAGACTCGCGAATGCTAGTCGAGTGACATGACTTCTGGCGATTAATCTCGAAACCAGAATCCACTAGGACTTTGGTGACCCCGTCAAAGTGCTTCTTAGGCACAATGATGTCATCGCCAAATACCCGAACGGTTCTTCTGTCTCCCATACAAAGGCAGTAAGCCTTTGAAAGAGCCCAAAAAACGAGGCTCTCAATCGGGAAACATAAGGCAGAACCCATACTCGCAAAACAACGCGGTTTGATTACACCGAATGGTGTGAGCAAGTCGCGCGAGCGATATCGGGTAACTAGTTTGAAGAAGAGTCTCGGGAACAGAATCCGACATAAGTCTAATGAGACTGTGTCAGACGCGTTCTTGAGATCAATCGTTGACCATCGTCTATCTTTTGATAGCCGGTAGGACTTTGACTGATCAGAGAATGAAATCTCTCCTCCAACGGACGGACTCTGCTCAATGAGATCATAAAGAGTACACATAAGCCCTTGTTGGGCAAACTGCAATTCTTTAGGCTCAATGCAAATAGCTCTCTTAGACCGAAAATCTTTCGGTACGAGGAGCAACTTTGCGGTAGCAGAGACGGTTCTCTTCGACTCAAAAGAGTCGAGTGCCCACTTATAAGTAAGTGGATTACACCCGCGAATTGCGGAAAAGGACCATTTGTCCGGGCCTTTCTCATGACCTGCGACGGCGCCAGGGCCGTGCCTACCCCAAGGGTCAATAGACCATTGGTAAAGCATAGCATTAAGCTCCGTTTTCTCTTCATTCATAACAATTTCTTCGATCAGCCTTCTGGCTGTTCGAAGTATTTGAGATGAGGTGCGTATGTGCGGTCGAGAGACCACCCGAAGCGAGAAGGCTCTAATAGCCTCATCGTCGTCCTCCATACACTCAGCATCACGACATTTGGAGAAGGAAAGGCAGACCTGACGTATCGCATACATTGCGGACGCAGGAGCCCTTAAATCTTCATCTGGTGTGAAATCTGAGAAAAGAGGAATACCATCTTTACTAATAAGCTGCTCTAAAAGAGAGCTCAAGAAGTAAGGAAGAGAAGAATTAGGCATCAATTTAAAGCCCATTGGACATTCAAATGGATGCAAAGTAATGAGACAGTTCTCAATAGCTTTCCCTAATAAGGGAAGGTGTTTGAGAGCAAATACATTACCCTCGCGCATAAGTCTTTCAGAGACATATGTACGATCCAATTCAAGGGCATGCAGAT